CCTGTAATATATGATAACACATATTAAACCGCATTTTGTCGCCATTTATTTATAGCTATACATAGATTGCTTGACTATTTTGCCGTTTCTGACTTCAAAACCACACTTTTGAGCAAGCTCAGCCTTTTCTGCCGACGTTAAACCTTTCAAGTTGATAATGTATTTTAACAGCTTAATTTTGGCTTTTTCAGCAGAAATATTACGTATGTCGCCGTCTTGAACGGTATAGCCCTGTAAAGCCAACACAAGTAGTTTTTCTTCAAGCGAAATAGCTTGTTTATTCAAAAACTTAATTATATTAGCCTTTTTAGAGCCTGTAATAGTCTTGCCTGTCTTGTCTTTGTCTGAGGTTATTTCAGATATTCCTGCATTGATTACAGACAATTTAGCCATATCTAGGTATTTTGCTTGTTGCAACAAAGTATTATCATCTTCAAGACCTAAGACTTCATTTATTGCCTTAGTATAATAAGCGTCATAAACTTGTTTTATTGCTTTAGCTTGTGCTTTATCAGATAACAAAGCAAAACCTGTATCAGCAACAACTTTTTCCACGACGCTATTTGCCTTGCTGTAGATATTTTTTATACTCTCTTGCTTAGCGTTTGTTAGAGTGATTGTTTCTCCATTGTAAGTGATACTATCTCCCACGCTCTTAGGTAGTACAGAATAGCCTCCTGCATATAGCTCGTGAAGTTTATTTCTAACCCTATCGCTAACGCCGTCGCCTATGCGTTCATTGAGCAGTAAGCTCATAATTGTAGCTATCATTTGCTCATCATCATTAGCGATTGCCTCTTTTAAGTCAGATACGTAGTTTTTGTTGTAGAACTTATCATCAATCTTATACGCAGTTGACGGACTAACACGCTTTGTTAAGCCGTAAGCCACGTTATAAAGGTTTCTTGTTGGTATTCCAAATATCTGACCTACTGAGTAAGTTAAGCTTTTAATATTTCTAGCTATATCTTGCTCGGAGGCGGTTCCTGAGATAATGTCCTGAGCAGCCTTAAACATATTTGACGCACTATCTAAAAGGTCATTGATTGCAGAATAAGCATAGTTGTCTAACTCGTAGCCCTCAGCAATTCTTGCGTAAACGTCTTTAACAAGTGGTAAGCCACCAAATAAGTTACCCACAAAGTCAACTACAACGGTTTCTGTTTCGTTTTCGTCTTCTTTGTTATATAACCAACGGAATAGCTTAGCAATTCCTGCCATAAACGCAGCTGAAGTTAGCAACGCCGTAACAGATTTACGTACTTTTCTTTGAGCAGCTTTTAATTGAGTAGTAAGTCTAGCTTTAACGTCAGGGTCGGTGGCGGCTTTTAGTTTAGCTTTGATTGTTGAATATTCTCCGACAGAATCAATAACTCTGCCGACAACTTTCATACTATCAGCTGTAAACATTGTAAGCATACGCAACACTTCATTTCCTGAACGCATTGCAGCAGACCTTTCTGTTGCGATTGAGTTTTGCTGAGTTTCAAGTATTACACGCTTTAATAGCTGACCTGCAGCCACTTTATTTTCGTGAGTACCGACCTTAGCTCCACCGTCTTTGGCTACTTGTACCTGACAAGCACCAAATAGCTTTCTAACTACAAATCTGTCCATTTTACCGATAGGAGCCATTAAAGCGTTTGACACCTTTCCAACTGACCTATCTAGCACACCCTGAGCCATTGCAGCAGTATTATCTGCATTTCTTAGCTTAGCAAGTGGACAATAAGTATCTACGTCCTTAGTTGATACGGCAACGCCTTTAACAAGACTATCAGCGTCAAGAATACTTGAAGATGAGAACAAAGACGATAACTGAGTAAGCCATACTTTTGGGTTAGCTCCGAGTTGGAACTTAGCGTAATTGCCTCTGATAAAGCTTAAAGCTTTCATACCCTCACTTGATGATGACGGTATTCCTTGAATATCAGATATAAGCTTGCTGAAGTATTTATTGCCCTTAGCCCACGTATTAGCACTTTCTGTTGCTATACTTATAGGCTTGTTTCTATTTCCTGAAATATCAAGATTGAATAGCCTGTTAAACGTTTCGATTGCAGGAGATAAATACGAGTATTGGCAAACAGCGTGAATATGTCTGTTGAATACTGTGTCAGCAGATTCAATAAACAACTCTTGTTTTGCACCTTTTACCGTGTCTTTGTTGAAAGATGAATTGCTTACTCTGTCAAGCTCTGCTGCAATATCTGAAGTATCAATATTTTTAGCAATATTTCCACGTCTGATTGGGTAATAATAGTCCTCAGTTGCGTTTGTAAAGCCTAAACGCTGCATATCTCTATCAGCTTTAAGCTTTTTAGCGTCCTGATTATAAGCTGTTTCTAAAATAGAGATATATTCTCTGTCTGTATCAGAAAGCAAGCCGTCAATATACGCCTGTTCTTCTACGACGGCGGTCAATAGTTCTGCGTCTGACATTACGCTTGGAGCAAAGCCTCTAACTCTAATTTTCTTTTTGTCTGTATCAATAAACGAGAAACCATTTAGAGCTAAGCCTGCTTGTGCGTGTTCCCTCTTTAAGGTCATTGCTAAACCGATAAGCTGAGCCTTTGGCATTTCAACGTCCTTATACTTAACTTTTGTTTTTGTAATCTCTGTTAAGTATTTCTTGTGAGCAGACAAGAAGTTATTATATTTAGACTTAACCTCCATTTCCGCCACCTGAGCGTCAATAGCTGCCTCACGCAAGTCTGTCATCATTTCTGTATAGAAACCATTTTCGTACAAGTCCATACGTCTAGCAACTGTCATAGGGTCGCCAAAAGTTTGAGTATATGTTGAGCCTGCAAACTTCTTGAATAAGCCAACCTTTATTTTTTCGTTGCTGTGGAGAATATCAATATATTTTTCTGCCTCAGGAAGAGCCTCTATCCATTTTCCCTGTTTGTAAACCCTGTTGTAATTTTTAACAAAGTTAGTGAAATAAGATAGCACATTATTCAACATAACAAGTTCATCTGTTGAATATTTAGCGTTTCCTGTTGAAAGAACGTCTAACATATCAGCAATACCCTGTTCGTAGCAGTCCTCTAAAATAGGGTTATCTTTGACATACCATTGTTTTAAGTCTGCCATAATTCTATGAGTACCTGAAGAGTTAAGATTTCCTCTCCACTTAATTTTGCCTAAACGCTCGATTGATTGCTTGAATATATCACTCTTAAACTCAGTAGCATTTAAGAACGTTCCAAGTTTTAAGTCTTTCATATTTTGAGCTTTCTCTAACGCAGCATTTAGAACGTTGTTGCGTCTTTCGGTTTCCTTAACTTGACGTTTTAAGCTTTGAATCTTAGTTGTGTATTTTTCAACTAGCTTTCCGTATTTTGATTGAGTTCCTTTCTCATCATAAGCTAGCAGTATATCTCTTGCAATTTCCTGTCTTAGAGTTTCAAGCTGTGTTTCACTACCAAACGTTGATAGTTTTAATTTATCAACACTCTTGTTTATTTGAGCTTTTAGAGAGTTATAAGTATCGACCATTTCAAAGAAACAGTCCGCCTCATTTATTGCGTCAATTCGTACTCCAAGAGAATTAAGTTCCTGAGCTATAACGTCAGGAGCCATACCACCCTGTTTAGCACCCCAAACAAGATTTATGCTATTCTTCTTGTCGTATTTGTAATTGATTTCGCTCTGAATACTCTTTAAGTCAACCTTGTGCATATAACCCTGAAGTATTTTGAGTTGCCACATTGCCTCAGATGAATCGTCAACATACATATCGTTCAAGATAGTGTTTTCAATCAGATAATCTGCAATATGCAAGGCGGCGGTTCCTCTATAACCCTCAGTTGTAGCATTTAGCTGTCTAAACAACATATCAATAGCCTGAGATTTACTCTTTCCTGATAAAGAGCCGTATTTGTCGCCCAATACTAAACGCTCATCAATTATGCTATTGATAATATCTGCTGCGTCAGTCTTAGAATACACCTTTAATTTCGTGTTATTTGCCACGAATTTAGCTCTTTGACCTCTTGTCAAGCCTCCAACTACCCTGTCCTCATTTTCGTCCATAGGAAGAGCAAATTTAATGTCATCAGGAAGAGTTTTGACTAGCTCTGCACGTGTAGGAGTTGATGAATCGTAAAGCTCAACGCTGATATTATTGCTTGTAAAATAATCAATAACTTGTGGGTCTGTTGATGACGGAGCAAATACTTTTACTACTTCTCCAAAATCGACAACTCTTTGAGGCTTAACCTCAAAATATTCTGTTGGGTAATCTTTTAACTGAGCAAAGAATTGCTTTATATTTGAAATAGTATCAATTTTAGGTATAGGTCTGTGCCACTCTCTGAAAGTCTTTAATATATTCTCAGTTGTAATTTTCTTACCTGCAATTTCCACAAGTAAGTCAGGCGTTGTATCTACACCATAAACACCCTCTTGAACCCCTATCTCATCACAAAGAGCCTCAAACAACCTCTGACTCTCAGCCTTAAACTCTCCCATTTCCTCAGCTGAAAGTATTTTATCTGAATCTTGCTTTATTTCTGATATAGATTTGTATTGTTTTGCTAAAAGACTTCTTACATTTCCTACGCCGTATGAATAGCCCTCTGAGTTTTGCACGTTTCCAACCATATACTGCACAATACTTTGCAGGTCGGCTTTATTGTATAACTGATTAAAACTTCTTGGGTAACCACTAGACGTATAGTAATCTTTATCGTTTCTGAAGTACAAGCCCTCATCATACTTGTTAAGCAGCTCTCGTATATAACGTTTTATTTCTTTCTCTTTTCCGTTGGTAAGTTCATGCAATTTCTCGTAACTTTCTCTTTCATCAAGAACCTTAGAACCTTTATTTTTGTAGTGTTCTTTTGCCTTAATGATATAGTTATCTACTTCTCTGAAATATAGGTCGTTATCGATATTTTCTGCCAACTCTTTATACGATTTTTTCAAACTTTGCATAGTTGTATTTTCAGAAAGTTTTGTGTATTGTTCTTTCAAAACTTTTGCAACCTCAGGCTTTACATTTTCCATTACGTAATCATAATCAGCCTCTTGCTTGTTTGTTATGATAGGCTCAAACTTAGAGATAAGCATTTCTAACACAGCCTCATCTTTTGAGTTTCCAAGAGAATAATCTTTGTAAACAGGCTCAAAAGTGATACCGCTATCTTTTAAGAACTCAATTCTAACATAATTCTTATAGAATAATTTATCTACTATATTTCCGATTGTATCGTCTTTCAAGTAGTCTTCTATACTGTAAGTTTTTTCATTAAAGATTTTAGCACTTTCTGCAAACTTAGCTTGTAGTTCATCAACAGCACTATCGCTAAACTTTGTAACAGTCTTTGGAAAGCGTTTAGAATAAACGTCAGCATTATAAACCTTGTTTTTAGTGTTTGCAGGGTCAACGCTATCTTTCTTGAAGATTAAACTTATCTCTCCAAAGTTTTCGTGTCCGTAATCAGCTTTTGTTATAGCTATTGACGGAACAGCTAAGCCGCCTAGCTTAATAGAATCAAGTAACTTTGTTTCTGTGGTGTTGTGAATTGCCACTAAGTTTTTTATCTCAGAGTCTTTACTTAAAGCATAACGAATATCGTTGTCAAGTGTTGGACGCTTATTGTTTATTTGCTTTATTTGTCTTGAGCTAAACGCAACATACTCGTTAAGAGATTTTTGCATTGCTCCATAATCAACGCCGTCCCTAATATTCTTGAAGATAACACCGTCATAACCTTTCTTTTTAGCCCACGCCGCCCACTCATACGTATCTTGCGTAATTCCGTTGTGAGTTATTGAGCTATAATTTGCGTTGTTACACTCAATAATTAGAGGGTTTTTAATATTAAGATAGACTTCATAAACAGTACTTCCATAGCCGCCTGCATTGTCGTATTCATCAGCAAAGAAAAAGCCTGTTGTATCTTCATTTGGCTTAAATACAGTAAACGTCTTGTATTCCGTGTCATACCAATTATATTTACTGTTCCAAACGCTCGTTTCTTCTCTACTATTTGTTCCGTGATAAACAGGTAAAAGTTGTCCTTTATCATCAACGACCTTGCTGTCCTTAAAGTATTCACGCTGTGCAGCTGTTAAAGTGTTGCCTTTTGAGTCTGTTTCAGGTAAAGCATAACGCAAATTGTCTAAATTGCCTTTTTTTGCTAAAAGTTTTCTGTATTTTTCAACAACTACGTCCCTTTTAGCGTCAATATCAAGACCAAAATCAATTCTTTCTCCACCTGCAAAAAACTCTGCAAGAAATTCGCTTTCTTTTAAGCCAAACTCTGTCAGTTCCCAATCTTTAGCAACAGATTCTACCACATTTTTATAATCATTGCCGAAAATTTGCTTTACTTCAGCCTTAAACGCCTTGAATATATCAGGGTATTTTCTTTCAACATTGTGCAATCTTTCGTGATTGTTAGTGTTAGTAATATCTTCTGCAGTTAATCTTACATATATTGTGTCATAGCTAGGAGAATATAAGCCAAGAACATTATCAAAATTGATACTATCTCCGCTTACATTAAAACCACTTGTAGTGAATTTTGTCTTAAAGCCTATCTTCTCATTTTCGGCTCTAATCTCTTTCAAAACAGGTAAAAGTGCGTCTTCTTTTACTTCTATGTAAGAAATAAAGTTTTTAACGCCTATATTATCTATTTTTACTTGTGTATGACCGCCCTCTTTTAAGATTTTTAAGTATTCCAATCTGTCGGCTGGGTCTTCCAACCTTGCTTTTTTGCTATCTCTTGAAAAATCTCTAAGGGAGCTGACTTGATTTGTCCGTTGTTGTCCTTGTATGTTACCCAAACTGCGTCTTTCGCTGTCTGTTTGGTTTGTTTTTGAGGTTTCTTTTCCATAATCTACGGCTCCTTTTTGACTATTATAGCTATTTTTGTCATCATTTGCAAGAGCAAAGGCTTTCGAATCAGCAATTTGTGCTTGATTTTCTAAAAGATTGCCCTGTTGGTTGCGTGCAGCAAACTCATCAAAGAGTTTTTTGTACTGATTATAGAGCTTTTTAGCTGCTCCTGTAAGTTTTGCGTCTTCGCTGTAATCTATTGTTGATTTTTTGAAGAAACTTAGTATTTTTTCCTTAACAGTTGGCTTGTCCGCCACCAATCTTTCAAGAATATTTTTATTAGCTAGTGTTTGTTCTGCAAAATGTGCGTTAATTTCGTCAGAAACCTCCACAGCTCCGCCTTTACCGATTTTCTTATATCTTTTACGTATCGCCTCTTTCTCGGCGTTAGACATTGATTTTAAGCCCTCAGCGACTGTTAAAACACCATTGTTGTTATAAACGGCGTGAGTAAGCTCGTGAATAAGTATCATCTCTCCCGTTCTTGTCTTAGCCTCAGGGTTGATAATAATTCTGTTATTTTTCAAATCAATAGCTCCGTCAGCATAAGTGCCGCTAGCTGTAACAAAGGACGCCTCTTTACTAAATACAACGTTAAGTCCTGAACGTGCAGAAACTCTTGCTGTAGAAAGAAGAAAATCATCAGCTATGCCTGCTGCTCTACCTTGTCTGATAATAGCTCTTATCATACTTTTGTTAGATTCATTAAGCTTAGCATAATCTTTTATATTTTCTCTTGCGTAAGAGTCAATCTCGCTAGCTTGTTTTGCTAGCTCAGATTGTTTTTCAAGCTCTTTTGTTATGGCTCCTGCAGCCTCTTGCTGTTGAGAGTTGATTTCTCTAAGTATTTTATTTACTTCTGCCTTTGTTAATGTTTTTGTTAAGCGTCCGCTTTCGTAATCATAAATACGATAAGTGTCGCCATTTTTTATAACAGCAATATCGGTGCCGTTCTTGGTATATCTAACAGCTCCGTCTTCCTTGATATTTATAAGCTTAGGTATAGAGGTGGCGGTTGTAGGGTCAATATTTTGAACGTCTTTTACAATTAAACGCTCTTTCCTGTAAGTTTCAACGCCTCCATTGTTTACAAAGTCAATAATCTTGTTATTAAACTCATCACTTGTAATACCTTGCCAATTATCAATACCTAGCTGCTCTCCAACGGCTTTAAGTTCAGAATCTGTTGCTGTTTCGATAAATCTATTAAGGTCAACCTGTGAGGCAAGCTGTTGTCCCATTAAAGTAGCTTGCTTAAACTTAGCAGAATCAAGAGAAAGCTGTCCTGTTGCGTCAGCTACTGCCAACGTTCTTAGCACAGCGTTTTCTTTTAGTGCTGTAACAAAGCTTTGAGGGTTGTTCGTGTCTATTCCCTCCATAATTTGTTCTGCAGTAAAAGTAACAGCTTTACCGTTTGCGTCAGTGTAGCCATAGCTAGAAAGCTTTTGAGCTATAACTTCAGCATTATTTACGATATTACGTGCACTTTGAGCAACAAAAGGAGTAAAGGCGGCGGAGGTATTAGCTTGTTCAAGCACCCCTAGCAACATTTTTTGTCTTAAAGTTGTTACTTCTCCGCCTGTTTTTTGTAAACTTGTCTGCAATTCAGAAAGAGTGTTCTTTACAACTTGAAATTGCTCGTAGCCTGTGTTGTTTTCTGTTTCATATTCACTAAGCTGTTGAGCCATATTCAAAACGTTGTTAGCTTTACCCTCATTAGCTATTGTGTTTCCTCTTGAAGTGCTAGCTATATTCCTTACAGAAACGTCAAAGCCGCCCATAAGAGCACCACTTAGACCACCTATAAGAGCTGCATAGCCAACTTCCTGAGCCGTTGCATTTTTAGCATTAGGGTCATAAGTAAGACGTTTCCATACAGGAGTTATCATTTCTGCAACTCCCTCCTCAAACGCCTCTCCGATAAAGCCTTTAATCATAGCTTTGCCAAGTGTTTGACGTGTAGCACTTTCCGCTACCTCTTTGCCAAACGATTTACTTATACCTTTAACAACTTGACCTGTACCTACGCCAATTCCTGCAGATACGCCCTCGATTGCTCCCTCAGTTACACCAACTAAGGCACCGTAACCGAACTCTTTACCTCCAAGCTCTCCTGTTTGGTCGTAAGCCTCTTTTGTGGCTCTACCTGCTGCACCTAAGCCTGCAATACTAGCAGAAATCAAACCTGCTGCAACAGGACTAAGCGTACCTCCTGAGAAATACGCTATTGCACCTGCTGCTGCAACACCTGCAATAGCAGGCAAGCTTGTGCCAATACCACCTGCAACGTCGCCTGCTGTCTTCCAACCGTCGCTAGGGTTAAACCACTCGTCAGCGTGATTGTAATTTACCCAATCATTAGCAAATTGTTGCTCAGCCCAATCATCAGCACCAAATAGCTTAGCCAAACCACCTGCAGCGTAGTCCCATATTCCCTCAATACCACTTAGAAAACCTAAGCCTATCTTTTCGAAAACGTAACCTATACCGCCGAAAAAGCCACCTTGATTTTTGGCTCTTTCTTCCTCAGCTATCATATTGTCAGTTTTTTCGCCTGCAACAAGTTTTGAAAGAGTTGACGCTGAACTTTCTGTATTTAATACTGAATTATTTTTATTTTGTGCACCTTTTGCTGCCAATATTGAAATATTTGACATAAAAAGCCTCCTTATTATTGATTCATATAAGCCTTAACAGCGTCGCTTACCTTGCTGCTATCATTGCCCATTTCGTACCACCTTGCCTTAGCATTGATACCAAACGCACCATATTTTTTATAAATGTACATTTTGCCGCAAACAACAACAATCGTTCCAACAGACGGAGCCGTTCCACTATTTCCTGTAGCCACTTCATTAAGCAAACTCTTAGTGCTGTCTTTCTCAACTCTACTACCTGAAACAAGGTCATAAGTAACACCGTTAATTTTGACGTCAATATCGTCTGTCTTGTCAAGAGCCGTACTTAAACCGCTAACTTTATATTGAGAGCTGTCAAGTTTCTTTGTGGTGTTTTTCTTCATCTTGCTTAGCAAGTTGTCATACTGAGATTGAGATAGCTTTCCGCTATTCTTGTATTCATCAAGAGTCTTCTTAACAGATTGATAATCGTCAACATTTGAAACGCCGCCAACTGCACTATTAACATAATCGTTATAAACGCTCTGATATTGTTCCTGAGTAATTTTCCCCTCAGAATAATACTTGTCTGCATTATCAATGCTTGCTTGAATAGCTGTACTATCTCCGTTTGTAACATTTTGTTTAATTTCGTCTGTAAGTTTCGTGTTAAGTTGATTTTTAAGGTCGTTGTATTGTTCCTGTGTAATCAAGTCCATTTTAAGCATATTGTCTAAGTAGCTAGCGTCAAGGTCTGCACCGTAGTTTGTGATATTGTCCAACGCCTCAGCATAATTTTGCTTATAAGTATTGTCCTTATAAGTAAGAGCTGCGTCATCAAGACTTTTAAGCTGTTCTTCGCTAAGCCCATATTGAGCACCAAGTTGAGCAAGTTGTTCTTGTGTGTAAGAGCCATTATTTGCATAGCTAAGCAATTCAGCGTAGTATGCTTTTCTCTCAGCCTCTTCCTGTTCAGCCTTAGCTTTTGCCTCTTCTTCTTTTTGAGTTCTATATTGAGCAATAGCTGCGTCATTGTTAGCCATATTTTCAGCATAAGTCAATTCAGCATTAAGCTTATCTGAGTTAGCTTGCTGTTCTGCTGCTAACTTGTTTTGGTCTGCCACGTATTGAGCGTTTTGTTTAGCTGTTTCTGCATTAGCATTTGCAGCTTGTTGTTCTGCTCTTTGTGTAGCATAAGCTTGTGCGTTGATATAATCGCCATAACCACTACCTGTTAAGCCCATATCAGCCATTTGCTCTGCATTAGCTCCGTAAGTAGCCTTGTTTTGTTCGTAAGCAGAACGTGAGTCAGCAACTTCTCTTTCTCTTGCAACTTCAGCTTGTCTTTGAGCCTCCAAACGTTGTAACTCTGCTTGGTCTATTGCATTTTGCTTTTGCTCCTCAATAGATTGTTTTGTTTTGTCTAGGGTTTCTTGATAACCCTCGCCTCTCTTTCTCAAAAACTCTTCGTATGAGTCAATAGGTTCTGTTTGAACTTGACTTGTTGGAGTAGTAGCCGCCACCTGTTCTTGATTTGTATTAGCTGCGTAAGTTGTAGCTTGTGCAGTAGGCTGTACATTATTTTGAGTTGGAGTTGTTTGAGAATATTCAGCATAGCTTGCAACGTTGCTATTAGAACTATTAAGCGTCTGAGCTGTTGTTTGAGGCTGTGCAACTGTTTCAGGTATCTTATAGCCGTAATAATCAGCAGCTTTACGCACCATTGCTTGTGATTCTGCGTCTGTTTGTCTAGCATATTGATTTTGCCACCAAGTAGCGTCGTGTCCTCCATAAAGAGCATTGCTATTACCTTGATAGCTTGTATCAACTGTTGTTGGAGTTATAGCTTGTGTTGGCTGTACTTTTACATTGCTAGTTCCTAGATTAGCAGAATAAGTTGTGTTTACTTTATTAGCCATTGTTTATTCCTCCATTGATTTTTGATAATAGGTATTGCTCATAGTCTTGCCTGTTCTTAACTTCTCCCTGTAAGCCTTGAATTTGGGCTTGATATTGAGCAATCTCTTGTTGTCTTGCTATTTCTTCTTTGATACGTTCCACGTTATCGTGAGCCCACGGATAATGTGCTTTTTCCATATTCTGCCAGAAGATAAGCTGAGTTTGAGGCAATTTAGGGTCGCCATAAGCTCCTTGTTGGAAGTTAGCCCTATTCTCTTGCCATAAAAGCTCTCTTGACTTTTCTACGTCGATTGTAGCGTCTGTTGAAAATAAATACTCGTCGTTATAGTAGTATTCCCCTGCCTCATCTCTTTCGATAAAATCATATCTGTTGAAATAAATGTTTTGACGTCTTCCCTGAGCGTCTTTATATGTTACAGGTCTAGGTTCATCAGCATAAGCTAAATAATATTGGAATATAATTTGGTCGATTTCTGCATAAGCTGCATTTTTCATCTTACGCTTACTATCTAAACGTCCTGCAGATTGTTGAACTTGTATTTGCTTAGCTTTACCACTCTGAGCACTTGCGTCGTATTGACCTTGATAACTATCAGAAATACCTAAAATACGCTTTGCCTGGTCGTACAATCTGTCTGATTGAACAATATCTCTTGAAATATCTACTTGTAAATCAAGTCTGCCAAATAGCTTTTGGTTTCCTTGATTACACTTAAACACTTTCTTGAAGATACTATTATCAAGCTCTAAGTTAGAACCCTCAGGCACGATTGGGTAAACGCCGCCACCGAAAAGCTTTTCTCCGATACGACTTTCAACCTTGTTTATAGCTTGCTGTTGAGGTCTTATTGCCTCACAGTCTGATTGACCTAACAAACTATCTTCTTCAGATATATTCTTTCTGATAACAATAGGAAGAATATTTGGCGTGTAGAACGGTAACTTTGTAGGTTCAAGCTTAGGAACTTCAACATCTATCATTACAGGCAACATAACGCCGTTTATGTCTTCAAGAGCAACCTCTCCATTTTCAAGAATAGCCTGTTGTTTTTGTGTTTCTGTAACAACTTGACCGTCTTTAATAATGGTGCTCATTGCAGGAATAACGCCGCCGTCTGAGAGAACTATATCTCTGTCAACCTCTTCGTATTCTTCGTTCTGAAGTTCATACTTAGCGTGTTCGCAAGTACAGATTTCTTTACGCTTGCCGCAACGCTTACATACATAACGTTTACGTGCATAATAGTCCTCTATATCTAAAAGCTCTGTATCGGCAGACCAAATATACTGACAAACCTTGTCTTTATCGTTCTTGTAATAACAGATATACAGGGTTGCTGTTTTATCGTCAGCACTTTCGTCTGATTCGGTTTCGTCCGCCACCTCAGGACGTACACCATATTTTCTTACTATCTCGTCTTTTGTTGTTTCAAACTGAATAAAGCAGTACTCCATATCTTTAACTTCAAAGATATTTGGTTGTCCTGTAAACTTAGGAGGGCTAACGCAAGTTAGTTTTATATCTCCCACAGTATTATGAGTGGTAATTGAGTTGTCCCACTCTACAAGCCAAACAGAGCCGCCATAGACAGGGTTAAAACGCTCATCAATATCGTTAAGCTTTTCAAAAGGAAGCTCATCACGTTTGTTTGATAAAAGCGTTTCAATACTCTTAGCGTTTCTTTCGTTCTTTTCGCTGTACATTTTAGCTGTAACAGCAGGGCTTGGTAAATAGCTTGTAACTTGGCTTTCTACAAGCTCGTATGTTATGTTACGAACCTGTGTAGCCTCAGTATCAGAGCCGTCAATTTTCTTATCGCCCTTATATTGTTTAAGGTGTTGGTCTAATTTCTCATACATTTCATCTGAGAACGTTCTAGCCTCATTGTAAAGGTCTTGGAAAAAAGCCAACTTAGTTCTTCCTTGTAAATCTATTTTCATAATTCAGGTTCTCCATATCTTTTAATTATTGCTTGCCTTTCTTCCTCAGTCTGAGCATTGTAGTAGTCCTCAAGTTGGTCTGCACGGTAACGTACTTTTCTGCTCTTCTTAGGTTCAGGCGGTTGTGTCCAATAAATAGCAAAGTATCTTAAAGCGTCAGGAGCGTGTGTTAATTCGTGTGGTTCCTTTGCACAATCATTAGCGTTTTTCTCATCAATCAATAACTGAGGTAGAGTCCTGATTAAGTTAGGACAATTTCTAAATATCTTAATTTTTGAATATTTAGTGCCGTCAGGAGCTGTCAGTATCTTCATAAGCTCTTTAACAGCCTGCCAACCACTCTCTCTATCATTGTTAGACTTAACAAGCTCTACGCCGTTCTCTGCAAAGATTAAAGCTCTACTCTTTCCTGTTTCCTGACTTCTATTCCATAAATCAGGAGGAGCAAGCCTTAAACGAGGGCTGTACCACTCGCTAACATTTCCGTCTTCATCTTCTTTAAGCTCTGCGACTTTTATCTTACCTGCAGCGTCAGAAATAATAACGCCACTTTCGTATATTTCGTGGAACACATAGACGTTCTTTTCACTATCGATTGCAACCTTGTAATGAGCAAACATATCAAGACCATAGTCCATAGTGTTATAAATCGTCCAATCTTCAGGAATCTTAAATGGTTCGCAAGTGTGAACACTATAATCAAACTCAGAGAAAAAGCTGCCACCCAAGTTACTTAGTGCCTCTTCAGCTGTACGTGGGTATTCTTGCTTAACCTTGACTCCTAAATCTTTTGCAGTACTTTCGTACCACTCTTGCGTTCTACGAGGGTCAGAGAACACAGAGAGAAATATCTTATGAAAAGCATTATCTTCAAGCCAAAGGTTCTCAAATAGAGTACCTTTTTTAATTGTAGATAAGCCGATAACCTTACCACCTGTTGGACGGTTGATTGTTGGGTATGCTGAAGTCCATATCTCCTCAGCATATTCCTGAAACGCCCACTCGTCTAGCAGTAATATGTTTCCTGTAAACGAACGACCTGCGGCAGGAGAGGCAGGAAAAGCTTTGAAAGTAGATACTAGCTTACCTTTACTATCTGTAATCAGAATAGAGGTAGCTGTTGACCTCCAAACTAAGCCGCCACCTTTTAATATTTCAGGCATATTGTCAAGTATGACACTCATACGCCTTACTAGCTCTTTTGCGTCGTCCTCTGTCTTAGACAAAGCTACGACTGTGTGTCCGAGATTAAATATCAAGTCGTGTGTGCAGAAGTATAAGGCAATCCACGTAATACCCATTTGTCTAGCTTTAAGTATTAAGTTAAGCCTAAACTTCTCAAAATCTCGTAATGTTTGATTCTGTGCGTCCCAAGCTCTAAAAGGAACAATAATCTCAGGAGAGTCTTTATCTTCAATAACACAATAGTTGTTCGCCCAATATACAACGTCATTACGGCAGTATTCAAACTCTGCTTGTAATATCTCTTGTATATATTCCGTGTAGTTGGTGGCGGAGCTACTTGTCTTTTTCGACACCTTTCAACCTCTTTTCTACACGCTCGATTAAAGCTCTTGTCTTGTCGTCTATTGCCTCTCCTTTTACGTTTGTGTCAATCTCTTGTTTATCTTTCTGATTGTGATTGTTTACAGCCTCAAACTTTGCATATACAGGGTTATACATACCTGTAACAGCCATTGACGTTAGCTTGCCTAGTTGAATTTCTTTCGCACGTGCGTAATAGAAAGCAAAACGGGGACTTTCATCACACCAATTTCTAAGAGTTCTAGTTGTTACGCCTATGCTAGCTGCAAATAATTCAAACGTTGGGTATTCCTCAGGAAGTACAATAGGTATTTTGCAAGTCAATTCGCCTTTGTGATACATTTCTTTATAAACAATCTTTGTTGCAGGCTTGTTAAAAAACTCTATAAGCATATCGCAGTACTCTTCTTTATACTTACACGCAGCCTGATTGTCTTTTTTGAAACGAGTTTCTTTTCCTATTGTGTTGCCTTTTTGAAACTGACCTTTTTTAGTTCCTTTTGTTTTAGATTCTTTTTCTTGACTCATTTTGTTACTCTCCTCTTGAAAACAAAATAAGCCCATTTACTCCGTCTTGGAATAAAAGGGCTCTAACCTCATTGGGTATTTGGCACATTATCTATTATTTATCTTATCACATACTTTGGGTTGTTTTGTCGCCATTTATTATGAGATAAGCTTGATTGTGTCTTATATACTTTAATTTATTTATATACTTACTCTACTTAAAAATAATTTAATATAATATATATATTTAATATTATAATAGAGCGAGTTCCTTAGCTATATCGTAAATCAACTTTCTTCTTCGTCTGTAATATGCGTTTTTAGAAATCAGAGTTGAGGCGGCGGAAAACTGAAAGCCACGCTTTTTATTTATATCGCTGAGCATATCTTTTCTCAGTCCTACCTCAATAGCTGCAAGGGCTTTATCAACCGCATTGTTTAGTTCAATATAACGAGTTAGTACAGCTCCTGTAACGTTGCTAAACTTAATAGCACGTTCTCTACGGTCATAATCTACACAAACAGATTTCACAATTTCTACTACGCCTGTTGGTATCTCGTACTTGAAATAAAGTTTTTGCCTAGCCATTATAGCTCCTCCTATCTATTGAGGCTTACTCTTTGCCTCTTGCTTTTCTTTATCTTGCGTACGTAAGCTGTTATACTCTTCCACCCACTCAATAGGTACTTCCATACCACATTGTAAGCGTCTAGCAATAGCTTTCGCTATATCGAGTGCACGTTCTTCGTCGTGTACATATTTTGGTTTTAGTCCTAGTGGAGGTATCTTTGCACGTGAGATATTTATCTGAATAAGACTATCTTCGAACGTTCTGAAGTGCAAAGGTCTTGACGTTTTTCCACTTGGAGATTGTCTAAATGTGCATAACCTACACAGAGGCGAGCCCTGATTGAAACAGTCTTCGCACTTATATTCTCTTTCTTCTTGCATTAGTTGTACTCCCACTCTTCTTAACAGGTTTTTGCTCTTCTGATTGTTGTTTCTTTAACTCTCTATCTTTTGCAATAACGTAAATTAAGAAAGCAGCTGCAAGAATAGCCGCACCGCCAAGCACTAAGCCTAAGCACAAAGCTATCATCTTATCAGCAGCAAGTGCGATAACTCCACAAACAAAGCTCACGCACACAATTAAGATATAAATACAAACATTTTTAATTGTCATAACGATTCTCCTTTTCTGAGGCAAGATTCATAAACTTTCTCATCTTTTCAAAATCAACAATCTTTTCAGCCTCTTTGATTGTTTCGAAAGTTTTATCTGTTATTTGCTTTTCTGTTTTTTTAAGCTGATAGCCGATAGGTGCAACCTGTGAATTTCTTACAAAAGCAAACATTAGTAGTTTTAGACGTTTTACAACTTCCTCGTGGCATTTGGTGCACATTACGTCGCCCTCCGCCACCTCTTGACAGTTAATACAGGTCTTAGCTTGATTAGCTGCAAGCTGCCTGTTGGCAGCTATTGCAAGCTTATATTCAGACTTGTATGTTTTTAGCTCGATTTTGGTCTGTTTTAGCTCATCTTCAAGCTGTTTGATATATTCTTTATCACTCTTAGCCATAACACCTCCTAGCTAGCTTTAAGCTCTAAGGCAGCTCTTGAAATAAACTCGCCATTAGTCATATAAAGAACTTTTGATTTAGATATAGCGTGTCTGATTGCACGTTCTACCTTGCTAGCTGTTTCATTAAGAGTTTTTGCTACGTCAGGGTAAAGTCTTTTAGTAATACTATTTTTATATGTTCTGTCTTTCTGAACTAGCTTAATTGCCTCTACAAGGCAGTCAAAGCCCGTGTATTGAGCTCTTATTCCCTTATTTATCAAGTAATCCTCTATCTTTGTCATCGTGATTCTCCTCTTTATTTTT